ATCAGCGGGATAAATACTCGGCTTTTGACGGCGAGCCCGTTACCGGGAAAATCACTGAAAGCGTGCGGGCATAACCTCTTTATTGTGCCCGCATTTTTATGCTCTTTTCAGGCACAAGAGGTTTTCTGGAATAAAGACAGCAGTACGGCGAAAGAGTCTGCGGTGAGCGCGATGGTGAGAGAAAAGCGGCACAAACAAAATGGCGTCCCCTGCAGACACCTAACGAATCGGGTAAGTGCAGGGGATTGTTGAGGAATTTATATAGTGAATAAAATAATGCCCGCAGTTATGCCCGCAAAACATATTCAGGATGCTTTTTGAAGATCGTGGAGGTAGCTGCGTTTCCAGGCAAGATAATCGCCATAGAGCCATCGTGATGTGCGACCAAGTTTGATCGGCTTGGGGAGTTTTCCGGCGTTGATCTGTGAGTAGAAATATTTTGCCGAGTAACCAGCATCCTCCATCATAAACTTCATGTCAATGAACGAGTCGTCGCGAAGTTCTCTCATATCATTATCTCCAGGCGTAAAAAAGCCGCCATCAGGCGGCTCACTCGATGCGGATGTGAGGGATATTCCCGGCTGCTATCGCGTCGTAAACAGCATATGGGACAGCATCACTGTGTGGACATTGCTTATATACTTGCTCAATAACTGAGATAATAGCATCGCGCTTCCTGTCTGCTTCTGAACGGATTGGGCGGAATTCATCAGTCCAGAAAGGTCGTGTTGTCTTGCAGTCAAAAGCCAGGACCTCTTTCCATGCGGCTGCATCACCATGGCATTCTGGACGCTCATTGTAAGTGACGATAGCCTCAACCCATTCGCCACCGGAAAACGCTTCAATACGGCACCCAACCGGCGGAAAACCTTCGCCATCCCATATCTGCGAATTTGACTCTTTCATTTTTTCATCTTCGCCCGGTCCGTCGTAGTCACCACATTTACGACAAAGCACGCCGGATGATGTACGCCCTTCGCTTGGTATCCATTCATGAACGCAGCGCTGGCTGGCAGCGAGTGCGGCTTCGTATTGCTCGCGGGTGACGATGTAATGCGGGTCATCTTCTTGTCGCATTGATGGGATGCGAGATTCAACATCCACTTCGGATTCCGGGTAAAAGTCAGGCTTGCATCCACCTTCTCGGAATCTTATTTCACCATCGGGGTCGCACCACACGTGTTTAGCATGCCCCGGCCACCCGCCACGCTTCGGCAATTCCTGCACCAGTAAATCAATCAGCTTCATATCTTTTCTCCAATAAAAAACCCGCCGAAGCGGGTCATGGTGTTAACTCAAAATTGTCATCCCACGGCGGGAATGTGCTCATCCGTCTGTGCGACATGATGTACTCCGATGCCGCGGCCATAGAACTTGGCTTCTCGAACTCCAGCATAAACACATCATCGTAGGCCTTCCCCAGCCACCACCCGCCGCCGTACTCCTTTGCACGCTGAATGAGCACCCATCGCCCGGGCGTAATGCGGTGATGTATCTCGCCGCGATAGATGATTAAGTAGTCCGAGTCTTTGCTCATGACACACCCCAAAATAACTGTATTTATATACAGTAAATTGTGGTGGTCGGGCTGTCAATTCGTGGCGCAACAAGGTGAGAGTTTAGGCATCAGTCGTCATCATCAGTAGGTCCGCGGTTTCCTCTGAACCATACATCATTAGCTGCACGCGTCTTACGTGCCCATCCGAAGAGGATAATCACAGGGATTATGAACCACAGGGCATAATCAGGAGCCCTTTGTTCGGCGATTATCCCCAGAATGAATGGAAGTACAGAGGAGGCTGCCTTCCTTCCGTACCATGCATATTTATTTATCCAATCCATCACCCCTCCATCTCAGATATCAGCCATCTTTTCGCGCTGCTTTCTGAATGGCTAGCGCCACCGTTCTTTCCGCAAAGAAGTTGAACGCACTCTCATCATCCAATTTTGATTTGCGTAAAAGATAAGAAATAATCCCCCTGATGACATTTTCTTCCGTTAGCTCAGAGGGGTTGCTAACAGAGAAGCTAAAATCTTCTATTTGAATTTTGCCGTTATCATCTTCGTATATTTTCCCGAACTTATTGATTATCATCTAAACCGCCCTCCACCGGTGTCGTCTCATTAGCCATCTTAACCACTAGTCGAAGATCGTCCAGCTCGATATCACCATTAATTTCGGCATGCCGTAATGCCACGGCGAGAAATTAGAGGCACCGCTCATTTGCCCACTACGGCAACTTGTAAGGCTGGCTTACAGGTTGGAGCATGGAGGAGTGGCAAACGCGGTCAATGGCCATGAGAACACCAAAGGCGTGCCCGTCACTACCGGCGCAAGATTTGACGTATGATCGCGCGGCGTGCAACAAATCGATGATTTCATCAGGCACAACCGGCGCGGGCTGTGCGATATACGCGCTAAGCACTTCGTATTTATCGTCCGTGAGCCAGGGTGCCTCCGGGTACAGCCAGCTAGCAAACTTGCCTGTTTCCTTATGCCTTCCAACGAATCCAACCGGCTCCGCCCGCTCCCGCAGCGCCAGCAGTGCTACGCGCGCGATTGCTAATTCGGTCTCAAGCTCCTGCCGGACTGAATCAAACGCGCTCTGTTTAACCGAAAACTCAAGCTGCTTGACCTTCTCCTCGCAGGCTGCCGCCAGCGCCTCTTTGCTTATTTCGCTCACGCTTCACCCCCTGCCTCAAGATTGATGCCCGCCCGGTCGCACGCGTCGTGCAGCGCTTTGTACCACTGCTCATCGCGCTGTTGGACAGCGACTGAGGCGTAGTCATGGCAGCGGCGCGGCGGAATGATGACCTCTAGATTGCGCGCCTCAAGCTCGGCTAAGCGCTGCTGCGCTATTCCCAGCGCTGCTTCCAACTTAATCTGCGCAAGCTTTGATTCAGCAAACAGTTCACAGGCCACCTCCATATCGGTGCCGCGCTTTTGCGCGTCTTCCAGCGCTGCTATCAACTCAAGAACGGCCTTTGGGCTTGCTGCAGCAATAAACGCTGCGTCGTCTTTCAGGCAATGCTGCGCAACTGCCTCACTACCAACGCGCACCTCGTATCCGCGCGCTCCACTATGCGGCTTATATGCAGACCAGTCGCCCCAGCGTGCTTTCTCAGCCGCCGCTTTCAGTTTTGCTGTGTCGATGGTCATTGTGGCCTCCATCCTTCGCACGAGAGGTCTCGGCAGCCGTCGAAATCATACGGATTGAACTGCCAACTGATTTTTCCGCAATGCGGGCAATTCCAGCGAACTTTTCCGCTGCGCGATTTCTTTCTACGATTTTGCTTTTTTAGCCAGTCGGGCATCACCAGGCCAGCAGCCTGGACCATAGTGCGCCTATTGAAATGCTCGATATTGAATGTGCGGCGCTTTACCGCGTCAGCCATCGTAAACGGCAGCCAGACAATCCCCGGCTCATTGGTGTTTGCAGTTTCAAAGACGGTAGCCTTACTGAAGTCATCAGTAGGCAGGCCAGCAGACTGAAGCCAGTAAACATCATTTCCATTCCATGAGCCTTTCTTGTACGCAACGTACTCATCACATCCGGCCTCGATAACGTTTTCTGTAGTAATGTACTGGCAATCGACATGCCACACTGCCAAAGCATCAACACTGTCAGCGCAAACAGGCTGGTCTATTTCTCGGCCAAGCTCCCAACTATTCTGAGCCTCTGCCAGCGTGTAAACGTGGGCGCGATCGATGTTAGAGCTGTAACCATTTCCGTTATGGCAGTGGAAAGACGCATTGTTACCGACGGTTTCTCGCTGACAGATCATGTAAAAGCGATTGCTCATGCGGCACCGCCTTGACGCAGCTCGACTGCGAAATTTCTGGCAATATTTACTGCCTCATCAAGCCCTATCATTTCGTCTTGGCGGCAACTTACGATTGAATTGCTAATTTTCAGGCAAGCAGCATCAACAGCGCTGGCCCGCACTTCGCGCAGGAATGCGTCGGTGGCTGGGGTTTCTGGTACAGCAAGCTCAGCCATGACGGCTCTAATAACATCGGTATCGTTCTCAACCCATGACCATTCGCCAGTGTCATTCCAGTCGTGATCCATGATGACCGTATCATTGAAAGCATTCACGGCATCTTCAGGTATTACTTCGGGGTTGAAAGCTTTCTTCAGCGCCGTATTCTCCGCCGCCAACTGCTCGCACTGCTTTGTCTTTTCGCGCAGCGCCGCGGTAGTGACTTCAATGCGGTCATTCAGCTCGGTAAACTTACGCACCAGGAATTGCGCATCGGTTTCGTTAACCAGCATGTCACCCGGCACGCATTTGCCGCGCAGGAATCCTTCCATTTCGTAGAGTTTCATTTCTTCGCTCCAAACCAGCGATTCAGATAGCGGTTGTTATTCACAGAGCCGAAGCTGTTGCGTTTCATAAGCTCTTCACGGCTCGGCATCGGAGTTTGTTTGCGGTCAGACTTACCACCGACCGTGACGGTTAAATAATTTGCCTGGTCTCTGGACATGGTTAACTCCTTAATCGCTACGAACGTGACCGTAGCGACCGAGGAAGCGGCGCATACGGTTATCTGTTTCTTCAGGACGGCGCGGGCCGGTGGTGACGAATCCGGGCATGAACGATGCTGCCAGGTTGTCGTCCCACAGCTGCCGGTCGGCCAGCGCATCAGCATGGCGGGTCATGCGAGCGTCCTTGCTCTCGGTTTCGTACTGCTTCCCTATGGTCTCTTGCAGATGTGCTTTGATGCGCGCCAGCACCTCTTCTTTGGTGCCGGAGCGTTTTGGCGGGCGTGCGTATCCCGCCCCGGGAAGAGGTGATGACATTGATGGCTCCATTATTTTGGAAGGATTACCCAGGATTGGAGCTCTGTGCAGAACTCCGCGCCGATATCTTGCGGGTGTTCGGGAGGGAGAATGACTTGCTTGCCGGTATTCCTGTCTATTCCGTGAGAAGTTATTAGCTCTGGCTTGCCAGTTGCTTCATTCACCTCTTCCGTGGTGATGACATAAACCATCTCCCCCTCCCGCTTTAAAAAGGCACGTCGTCTTCGAAGTCCATAGGAGGGGCTGATGACTGTTGGGTTGGTTGTCTTTGCTTTGTGGACTGAGATTGCTGTCGAGGCTGGTCTGACTGCTGCTTTCCGCCTAGCATCTGCATGGTACCGCCGACGTTAACCACCACTTCGGTAGAGTAGCGATCCTGACCGCTCTGGTCCTGCCACTTACGGGTGCGCAGCTGACCTTCAATGTAGATCTGCGAGCCTTTGCGCAGGTATTCGCCCGCCACTTCCGCCAGCTTGCCGTACAGCACCACGCTGTGCCACTCGGTTACTTCTTTCATCTCACCGGTCTGCTTGTCACGCCAGGATTCGGACGTTGCCAGACGCAGACTTGTCACTGCTCCGCCGTTAGGCATGTAGCGAACCTCAGGGTCTTGCCCGAGGTTGCCGACCAGAATTACTTTGTTTACGCCTTTGCTCGCCATTTATGCCGCCTGTTTCAGTTCTTTGATTCGTATGCCGGTTACGTCTTTGCACTTCACCTGGTGTTCAGGGAAGCCGTTAAGTCGCGTCCATGTTGATGCGTACTGCTCCTGCAATTTCTTCGCGTCGTTCTCGGTGCCTGCATACTGCGTGAACTCAGCCAGAATGGTGTCAGCATCAGCAGGCTGGATGTGGTGAACCTCCGCGTCAGCATCAATCGCCGTCTCTTCTGTCGGAATGCAGAACGCCTGAAACGCTGCGTATTTGTAGGCAATCGACATGGCCTTATTCGTTGCCTTGTCGCCGCTATCCATCGCTTCGCCGTAGGTGACTACCGTGTGAACGCTGCCGTCCTTTGTACTCACAAAATCGAACTCCGCCTTAACAACCACATAAAACAGGACGCCACCTTTCTGCGTCACTCGCTCGGTTACGGTGCGCTCAGTGATGCGGGGGAGGATAAGGAGTCCGTGATTAACCAATGCCGGAGCCAGCGCGTTATAGACCTGGTCGATGCCGCGAAACTTGAAGTTTTGCTGGGTGTTCGTCCTGTCCTTGCTGATGCCTGTTGCCGCCATTTCCTTGGCTACAGCGCTGATTGCCTGATAAACAAGCTTCTCTGTCATGAGTAATTCCCCGCGAACTCTTGCCACGTAATAGGCTGATTCATGCGTTCAGCCGCCAGGTTAATTTGCTGCTCCACCTCTTCTTCAATTTCAGGAGAGATGAGAGCGATAAAGTCGTCGTCTTCCAGTTCATGCAGCATGTTTCTTATTCCAGTCGTCGTCCTGAATATCGTTCCATCCCATCGCGATTTCCCACGCCCATTCATAGGCTAAGTGGCGTCCGTCAACCGTATCCGGGAATGCGGCTTCATAGAGCTTGTTGAATTCGCGATTTCCTTGCTGAACCAGAATGGTTCCGTTAACAGGAATAATTACCATTGATTTACACCTCTTTCATGGCGACCAAGATTGGCAAATTCACCGTGGAACTTAATTCTTGCTTCACTGATTACCAGCTCGGCCAACTCGATATCAGAGAAAAAGCCAAGATGTTTGTAATTACCTTGATGCCAGATTCTGGCGTGCCATTTTTTTATTTCGCAATTCCAACTGACTCCTTTAATACCGCTTTTATTATTCTTGTTAATTTTTGAATTCCGACGGTTCTCGCTGAAGTCAGCGCATCTAAGATTTTCTATTCTGTTATCTGATTTATCACCATTAATGTGGTCAATAAATGCTTTCGGCCATTCTCCATATTCAATCAACCAAGCAAGACGGTGCGCCATGTAACTGATACCGTAAATCCCAATAATTTGATAACCGCTGCGGTGTGAGCTTCCGGCAGCCTTTCCTGTAGTCCCTGGCTTTCTTCCTTTCTTCCATGTGAATGCGCCGGTATTGCGATCATAATTCAGCAAAGATTTAACAATCTCAGCAGAGATATCGCTGCGCATGTACCTTTCAATGGCAATAGTCATGGTTCGGTACTCCGGGTTGAGAGAGGATGTCGGCTAGCTTTTTCCAGCCAGTGCGTAACTTGCGTGTGATGCGATCGAGAAGGGATTCAGAGCAGCCCACAACAGGCCACCCTGCAAAAGCGAACTGTTGCATGGTGTTATCCTTGGTTAATTGGCATAGCGAAAACGCCTCGAATGAAGCGCTGTTGATATGCGAGCCGCCTAAACGGCTCTGAGTTTTTTCACGTAATTCATGCAGTAAGTGGGGGAGCAATCTTTCCAGCTATTCTTGTGCTGCATGCGTTGGCTTGGCGGGTAGTAAGCAACTGTTCCCTGTGGCGTCCTGAATATCAGCGTGTTGTTCCCTTCCTCAAATTCCACTTCATTTCTCTTGAAGAATGCCGCTATTCGCTCATGCGCTGAGTCGCGGGCTTTCTTTCTGCGTTCTTTTAACTCTGGCTTCAGGTCACGCCAGAATTCACCCATATCACCCATACTTCCTCCAGGCGAAAAAAAGCCCTCCGGAGAGGGCGAACAGACAACAAGGGTTATTTCTCCAATAACCAGAACAGGTCTTCGTCTCCTGTCCAGTTATGATGCGGATTGCATCAGATAACCGACTCCATGAATCGGCTATCGGCTGCTATTCAGCCACCGGCACTTTGCGCCATCCCTTCATGAACACGATTAACCCTTTCTTCCTGAGAGCCTGTAGACGCCGGTCCAGAACTCGGGTAGGGGCGCCATCTTTTCCAGCCAACTCGATGCAGGCTTTACGCACATTCTTCTGGTCTCTGTCAACGCCGTAATAAATATCCGAGAAGCTTTTCGGCGCCGCTCCGATTGAGTTCAAAATCAATGCGTCCAACTCGCTGTATTTATCCATTCACTCCTCCTCGCCGATGGCTTTAGCTTGTGACGCTTCATCATCAATGTCGTAAATGTCGTGATAGCATTCGTGGCACAGCTCTTCATTGCCATCGCCGCTGTAAACGGCAACCGCAGCAATCCCTTTGCCGCATACGTCGCATTCGACTTCCTCATTCATATCTCACCTCAAATAAGTGGCTTGCTGCCAAAAAGAAAGGCCGACTATGCGGCCTTTAGTTTTTCCAGTTCTCTTTCAATCATTGCGGTGGTTCTTATTGCCCATTTATCGACATATTTCCCATCCTCCATTACAGGAAACATTTCATCAGGCTTAACCATGCATTCAGATTGCAGCTTGCATCCATTGCATCGTTTGAATTGTCCACACCATTGATTCTTATCAATAGTCGTAGTCATACGGATAGTCCTGGTATTGTTCCATCACATCCTGTGGATGTTCCTCGAACTCTTCAAGTTCTTCTTCCATATCTCACCTCAAATTAATGGAATCGATTTACCGCGCATTTTCTGGTGCGCGTTCATCAAGTGGTTAGGGTGGTTAACCGGCTTCTTGTATGCCGGGTTTCGCTTGCGTTCGGTTACTTCCGGCTTCTTGTCGCGGAGAGCTACGAGCGAAGTGGCTCGCGATGCTCTGACGCAACCAGAGAGCTTCTGTTCGATTCGGCGAGCAAGAGAAGCGTCTTGCTGTGCCTGTTCACGCTGAGCCTGTCTGCGAGCTCTGCGGCGGTTTCTGGCGTTATCGTCAGCCAGGATAGTGATGACTACTGTCATGTTGACCTCCGATGGTTAGCTTTGGTGGTGACGTGCCGGGTGCTTATCTTCCGGTTGCTGTCTCGCAGCTGCACTTCGCGCCACCACCAAAGCCAACTTCTCTTTGGGCCCCGCATTTCGGCGGGACAATCCGTATTTTTAAAGAGCCAGCCACTCAGTTCCTTGTGGCGTCTCAGCGTCCTGCTGATGGCATAACAATACAAAACGTACTGAACGTCGTCAATACAAAATGTACTTAAAAAGGGCGTAAAAATACGATGTGTATGTTTTCTAATGAAAAATATTTTTTGCGGGTATTAAAAAACCCGCCGTAGCGGGTTGGGGAATTTTAGAGGCCTTGCCATTTGGCTTCGATAACGACGCCAATTATTCGGCAGTTACCGTCAATGGGTATCATGTGATAGCTGGGGTTAAGTGGTTTCAGGTACTTTTGCCCGGCGTCGACGATGTATTTCTTAAATGTGGCCTCGTTCTCAGAGTCCAGCTTTGCTACCACCAGGCGGCCGCTCGTTGCTTCAATAGCCGGGTCGACCAGTATCTGCATTCCTTCTGGAATACTGAGACCGGACGGCGATGTCATTGAGTCGCCTCTTACCGTCAACCAGAACGATCGCTCGCTGGCATGAGATGTCGTTTCCGGCCATACCTCTACTTCCTGAAGCTGATATGGCTCCACAGCCTCGCACCAATTTCCTGCGCTCACCCAACTAATCAGAGGGAATCTCCTTACTTCCGTATGAGGGCGTGGATTGGAAACGTTGGCCAGATCTTCACTCGGGTAGTCAACCATACCATCAGAGCTCAGAACCAGCTCCTTCAGTCCGAGCTGCTTCATGATTGCCGCTATGTCTTCAATGCTTGGCTCGCGGCGGCCATTCAGCCAATGACCTATCGCGCCCTGAGTTTTACCCAGAGCTTCAGCAAGTTTGTCCTGCGTGAGGCCAATCTGTTTCATCCTGGCTTTTGCCAGTTCATTCCACGGTGTTTTCATACGCCGATTATTACGGCTTGTATTGACAGTGACAACGCACAAAATGTATTAATCCTCTTGCGTTCTCTCAGTACGGAATGTATTATTGATGCATGTACCATCCTGAGGAGATAACCGATGAGCAATCTTCGGAAAATCCGGGAAACCATGAAGGTATCCCAAGCCGCACTGGCTGAAAAGGTTGGGTGCACTCAGGGAGCGATTGGACATTACGAATCAGGGCGGCGACATCCGGATTTAAAAATGTGCCGTTCGCTCGTTGAAGCACTCAATAGTTTTGGGGCGAAGGTTCAACTGGACGATGTATTTCCTCCTGAACTGAACGCCGCCTAAGCAGTACCGCTCTTTAACAAATCTGGTCGTCATTCCCGCCGAAATGCGGGGATAACTTTAAGTGGCAGACCCCACGGTCTGCGCACGTATCTAAACCACAAAGGAAGAATACCGAATGGAACTTACAAGCACACGCAAGAGAGCCAACGCAATTACCAGCAACATTTTCAACCGCATTGCTATTCGTGGTCAGAGAAATATCGCATCGCAGCTGGGCGTTGATGAGTCGCAAATTACCCGTTGGAAATCCAGCATGATCCCGAAGATGTCGATGCTGTTGGCAATTCTGGAGTGGGGAGTTGAAGACGAGGAATTATCGAATCTTGCAAAGCAGGTAGCACTGCTTCTCACAAAAGATAAAGCCCCGATGAGCGGTAACTCATTCGAGGCTTAAGCACACTGTGTTACGCCAAGTAACAGGAGTAATTATGTCAAAAACACTCAGTCCTGACCAGGACAAATTACACAAAAACATTATTCGTGATCGCTACCTGTCCGGTTTTAAGCAGCCTGGTCGATTCCGGGCTGAGTGGGAACGGGTGAAACAGTTATTCAGAGGTAAAGGTCATGAGTAATCTCGCAACAGTAACACCAATCAGACCTCAGGTTGAGGTCGTGGAGTCACGCGTGGCAGAACTCGAAGATGGCTACACGCGGACTGCTAACGCATTGCTTGAAGCGGTGATGCTTTCCGGCCTCACTCAACACCACCTCCTGATAGTTATGGCTGTATGGCGTAAGACGTATGGCTATAACAAAAAAATGGACTGGATAGGCAATGGGCAGTTCGCAGCGCTTACCGGTATGGCGGCAACCAAATGCTCCACTGCCAAAAACGAATTAATCAGGATGGGGGTACTCACTCAGGCAGGGCGTCAGGTAGGTATGAACACCAACCTGTCAGAGTGGAAAACCAAGTTTAACGGAATCAGTAAAAGTTTTACTGAGTCGGTAAAAGTAAGCTTTACCGAATCGGTAAAAAGCTCTTTACCGAATCAGTCAAATACAAAAGACAATATACAAAAGACAATAAAGACAATTACCCAAACCCACGAAGTGGGATTGTCGGATGATGTTTCTGAAAAGCCATTAACACCTCGCCAGCTCGGAACCAACCCGAGGGCTACCGGCAACAATCCTCGCTCCAAGCTTCCGGCATTTGACCGTGAGCGACTGAAAGAAACCTGGAACTGCAAAGCCGAAAGATTCGGGTTGCCGAAAATCCGGAGCGTCACCACGACGGTGGAAAAGGGCATCAAGCGCCTGTGGGTTTCCTACCTGAAGCAGTGCAAGGAGCTGAAGCGGGAGCCGAAAGATATCGACTCACTGCTGAACGGCTATCTGGAGCACGGTTACCAGCCGACGCCGTGGGCTATGGGGCAAAACCCGGAAGGCAAGCGCTACGGAATTGAGACCGCACTTCGCCAGGAGAAAATCGACCAGATTTTAGGAGCTGATAGCTGATGGACAGTTACGATTTTGAGTATCAGCTGGTCGGCTCGATGCTCGTGAAAGGCGACCATATCGATTGTCGCGAAGTGGCCGGCAAACTCCCCGCTGAAGCATTCGAAAATTTCCACCTCCGCACCATGTACCAGTCAATCGTCACCCTCCTGACCAAAGCCGAGCCGGTGGACATGTTCACTGTTCAGGCTGCTGTTCCTGATGGTACGAAAGACCTGGTGATTGAGGTCGGGGCCAAGTGCGTTACGGCCGCCAATATCCGTGGATGGGCTAAGCGCGTGCGCCAGTGCTGGATGCTTCGACGTGGAATTTCTGAGCTTAACCGTGCCGCGGGAATTCTGGCATCAGCGGGAACACATGACATCAACGACCGGATTGGCGAGGTGGGAAGTATCCTGTCGAAGCTTCAGTTCGAAACCAACGACAAGTTGCCGCGCCGCATTGCCGACCTGCTGGAAGACTACATGGACGTGCTTGAGAGTCGCATGCAGGGTGAAGAATCCGGCCTGTACCTCAAGACCGGCATTCAGGCGCTGGATGACGAGTACGGTGGTTTCGACCGCACCGACCTGATAGTCATTGCCGGGCGCCCCGGTATGGGCAAGACCGAGCTCGCTATTAACATCGCGAACTCAATCGGCCGGCAGAAGGGGAAAGGCCTGTTTGTCTCGCTTGAAATGTCAGACATGCAGGTTGTCGAGCGACACGTTGCTGATCGCGCAGGACTATCGGTGGGTGCGCTGCGTAATCCGCTGAACATGATTCAGGAGCAGTACACGCGCCTGACTACCGCAACCGGCACGCTCATGGACGAAAACAACTACGTTATCGACGGGTCGTTCACTGTAGACGACTGCATTGCCCACGCTGAACGGCTGAACTCTGACGGCGGTCTTAGCTTCCTCGCCATCGACTATCTCGGCCTTCTGGAGAAGTCGAAAGCAGAGCGTAACGACATCGCCATCGCCGAAATCACCCGAAAGCTGAAACTGTTTTGCATCCGCAACAAGGTGCCAGTAATTCTCCTGTCGCAGCTTAACCGAGGCGTTGAGAGCAGGGCGGATAAGCGACCTACCCTGGGCGACCTGAAAGACTCCGGCGCGATTGAGCAGGATGCTGACGTGATTATCTTCCCGTATCGGGACGAGGTTTATCACGAGAACAGCGACATGAAAGGAATCGCCGAAATCATCATAGGGAAATATCGTTCAGGCGAGCCAAAAACATTCTACATGGGCTGGAAAAACGGTCACTTCGTCAACATAGACCAGCAGGAAGCGGCGATGCAGTACGCCCGCAACGAGAAACAGTCATCCCAATCTAACGACTGGCGCTAAGCCGGCCGAACATCACAAGGATTAACCATGAGCAAGGCAACCACAACGGCGGCGCTTCATAGCGCAACGCTGACAGAAATCAATTCCCGCACCAAGCGCTACTGGCAATCATCAAGCCTGACAGCGAAAGAGAAAAAGAAACATCTGAGCCCGTCAAAACCTTACCGCCGCGACCGGGTTATGAACGCCATCCTGCGCCGGGATATCAGCCGCAAGATGGAAATCGCCCGCAACGAAATCATCGCCAGCATTAGAGGGAAGAAATCATGAAAACGATACGAGCCAAAATCCTCGCCATCATGAATGTCGGGATGGTTTTATCCACGAACGAAATATCCCGCCGGACGGGAAACACCCTCGAAGCAGTGCGCGTCGTACTCAATCGAATGCAGAAAGACGGCGAGCTAATAGGAACAAGCCAAAAACCCAAACGCTGGCGTCTGGTCGATTCCGTTAATCACAGAGCCGAGCTTATCCGCTGCGTGAAAACATTCGGCGCGCTCACTGCAATTCAGGCCAGCGAAATTACCGGCCTTTCTCCGGTGTACTGCATCAACACCATGCGGGTGCTTGAGATGAACGGCGAGCTGACGCGTAAGTACATCCACACCGAGCTATCAGATGGCCGCAAGACACGCTGCTACGAGTATTACCCGGCACCTGAGCGCAAGCCAATTAACCAAGCTGCGGCGATAAGCCCGTTTGCAAAACTCATCACCTCACGAATCGGAGCCTGATATGAGCGTTCTGATGACTGGATTTACCGGCGTCATGTTTCTGATTGGCGCTATCGCTATGCGGGATGGTCTGATGTTCACCAACGCCTGTGTATTCATTTGCTGTTCGTTATTGCTGGCTAAAGAGGAGAAGCGCCGTGGATAAGAGCAGAGAGCAGTTTGAGGCCTATTTCATTCAATACCATCTCAATGACAATCCGGAAATGGTTGAGATTTTCCTTAAGCGTGATGGGGAAGGCTATAAGCTTCCGTGTCCTAATGATGAATGGCGAATGTGGCAGGCATCCCGCGCAGCGATGGAAGTAGAAATCCCGGAAGTGGAAAAGTGGCGCTCACCAGAAGCGGTAAGGGCGCAAAGGGCAATGTTGGTGCTTGTTAAGCAAGCTATCAGTGACGCCGGTCTCAAGGTTAAGGGGGAGTGATGCCAGTTAACTGGTTTACGTGGGTTATCTGGTACAGGTGGGTTTTTCTTCTGGCTGTGATTGTTGATAAGCCGCGAGTAATGAAAACGATGAATGCCTATAACCCTCATGGAGCAAGAGCAAAAGCCAAACTTCCAGAAGTTTTTTTAAGAGACCTGGAGAGGATATTAACTCGTGAAACAAACAATATTCCTTCGAAGTAAGCAGCATCAGCAGTCAGCAATAAAAACCATCCTTGCCTCTCCCATCGACACCGACCGCCCGGTCACAATCAGAATCACCGACTACAAGCGCAATCTTGACCAGAACGCGAAATTCCACGCGCTCCTGGCAGATATCGCTGCGCAGGTTCAGTGGTGCGGGAAATGGTTACGGCCAGAGCAGTGGAAGGTGTTGCTGATTAGCGGCCACGCGGTGGCGACAAAGCAAGAGGCTGAGGTTGTGCCGGGTCTTGAGGGTGAATACGTAAACATCCGCGAGAGCAGCGCTGAGATGAGCGTTAAGCGCATGTCCAGCCTCATCGAGTACACGATAGCGTGGGCGACAGGGCAGGGCGTCAGATTCACTGACAGGAGGCATATGTGACAGACAAATCAAACACGCCAGTTGAGATAAAAGACCTCTGGCAAACACCGCCGGAAATCTACCGGGCATTGCGCAGTGAATTTCCGTTTTTCCTCGATGCGGCTGCCAGCCAGAGCAATGCGCTTTGCACCAAGTTCATTGATGAAATGGAAAACACGCTCGAAGCGAATTGGCTTTCCAAGATGCCGATCGGAGTTGGGCGGGCTTACGCGTGGCTGAACCCTCCATACAGTGCACCGATGCCTTTCGTTAAGAAGGCCGCACAGGAGAATGCAGATCACAGTGTTGGCTGCGTGATGCTTCTGCCTGCTGATACCTCTGTCCAGTGGTTCAAGGAGGCTATCAGAACAGCGCATGAAGTCAGGTTCATAACTGGCGGGCGGCTCTCATTTCTTAACGCAAGCACGGGCAAGCCGGTCAACGGCAACAACAAAGGCTCGATGCTCATCATCTGGCACCCGTGGACGCGAGCTGGAGAATGCCGGATGACGACTGTCGATCGTGATGAGCTTATGGCGTATGGCAGAAAACGCCTGGAGGCGATGAAATGCGAAAACGAAAAAGCAGCCTAGTCGCTGTAATGGAAAACTGCATATTCATCGTCCGACCCCGCCGCAAGAAGAAACCTGAATTACCTCCCTCTCAAATCCCAACGTACGCGTATACCGCCCACCTTGCTGATGTCCGGTGGCTGCGTCAACGCGCCAGGAGGAAGCATGACCAATGAATACGAGTACGCAGAGCGCTTTGCCGATTTGATGGAAGACATGCAGGGCGATGGCGTGGATGCCATGAACGTCCTCATGAATTACCTCATGGGCTTCGTCGAGCAGATGAATGAGGGCGAAGAAGACAAAGGGCTCATCTGGCAAATCGAAGACAAAGAGCTGGTTATCACCATTGAGCCAGTCGACGGCACAAACACAGCGAGGCTGCGCTGATGGACTATTCAAAATTAAGTGATGATGAAATTAATAACATGGTAGGGCACCTAGTTTCACAGAGGTTTCGCACCGACTACTGCAACAACCCCGCCGACGCATGGCCGATTATCACAGAAAACCGAATAGGGATAATCCCGGCACCAGAAGTGGGTATGTGGAAGTCCGCACACCGAAGGGTAGGCGATGACGATACACCGCAGCATTTCAATCAGAATGTTAATCCGCTCCGCGCCGCCATGATTGTCTTCCTCATGATGCAGGAAAGCCAACATGCTTAGCCCCACCCAAACCCAAGCATACGAGCAGCAGAGCATAGCCAGAGCTCTCTGCGCAGGATGCAGCAAGCAACTGGAGCCGGATGATGTATATGCCTGCGGCGAGTGCATCAACGAATGGCTTGTGTATCGAGACCCGAACTCACAAATGGCAGGAGATAGTGATGAGTGATTTGATAAATGCAATCAGTCAGCTAGATAAAGACCAGCTTGAGTCATTGCGAGAGGTTATTGATGAGCGACTAAAAGAAAAACGGGAAGAGGAGATGCGCACTGTGTGGCGGGTGTGTGACCTTTGTCTGTGTTTAGGTAACTTCAGAGAAGAGGAATATTTGAAAGCGGCAGAGTTTCTCCTTGAGACAGCAAAGGAGATGATGAATGACCCTTCACTTTGCGACAAAGAAAAATGTCTAGAGCTTAAATGTCTAAGAGTTTCCGCCTCTGAATATGAGGAGTATGTCGATGGCTAAGCAACCTCGCAGGCGCTGTAAAAACGAAGAGTGCAGAGAGTGGAGGGTAACTGTGCGATGAACGAATACCGAATAGTCCTGCCCTGGCCGCCTTCCAACAATCGGTACTGGAGGCACTCAAGAGGCATCCACTACATCAGCGATTGGGGTAAGCGATACCGACGAGAAGTAATCGAAATTATTCAGCAGCACAAGTTAGACATCAAAATCCAACCCCGCATCAGAATCACCATCCACGCAGCACCTCCCGATAACCGCAAACGCGATTTGGACAATCTACCCAAAGCCGTTTTTGACGCACTCACCAGTGCGGGCTTCTGGCTGGATGACGGTCAGGTAGACGATATGCGCATCAAGCGCTGTCAGGCGGTTAAAGGCGGAATGCTCGTTTTGGTAGTGACCGAGCTGGGCGGGAAATTACCCGATATAGCCTAGTTAATGGAGGCCGCATGATTATCGTTCAGACAGTTCCTCGCTTACTTCAGGAATGTAACGGATGCCTCAGCGAGGTGGCCCGTAAGCTTTCATGCCACCGCGATACCGTCAGGAAGTACATCGGTGACATTCACGCTAAGCGCCATGCAGTCATCAATGGCGTGCTGATGACCAGCGCCCGCTCGCATGAGGAGGCTTCATCGTGACCACAGTAACCAGTATCGCATTAGCTCAGCAGCGCCAGAAGGATAAGGAGATGCTTGAGGCAATCGAGTGGCAGCTTAACAACGTTCACGAGACGGAGAAGCGTCTGATGGAAATGCGTCGGGAGCTGGTAAACCGACTCGGCATCAACAAGCCAGAGGGAGGCGATGCAGCATGAGTCTATTCCAGTGTGAGAATTGCGGATGCGTTGAAAACACAGCGCTATCTTCGCAGGGGTTTGTAGGGATTTTCGAAAAATATTACGACTGGTCATATGCTCCAGAGCGAAAGGGATTGAAGCTTTGCAGCGCGTGCGGACCGGTGAAATACAGCGACGGTGAAAATACTGAGTATGGGAAATGGCATAAGGTATTCCCTCGTCAATATCTCCCGCTAGGAATGTTCGAGACCAACGAGGTAGGTAATCTCGCACATAAGGAAACAAAGAGCGATGACTATAAGCCATACATCATCAAGCAAGAAGGTAGCTGGCCTAAAGGAGAACTATTGTGAAACACACTCCGATATTCGGCATGGTCAACTTCATCGACGATGCTCACTTCCGCCGCGTATGGAAGCATCCGAAGAAAACTATAAACTCCCGTCAGAAAGCTTGGGTGCATTACATGCTTCAGGTATGGGGAAAAGTAAACGCAGGTGACGATTCGCCGGCCGGGGCTATCAACGTTATCGGACGCCTGATGATTCGCAGTCAGTGGAGCGATGATAAGGCCAAGCAAATAGAAAACGTTGTCATGCGGCTATACGAGGAAGAAGGCTTGCGGGGCGATGCTCTGTATCAGAAAGCTCGCGAGCTGGTCATCCCGCAATCTTCATTCAGCAACATCATCGCTCTCGCCAAAGAATCAGATGATGCTGCGTTTGTTGAGCGCGTAATGGTTAAAACCTTTCACCGTGAAAGCCCCGTCCGCGATGTAGCTATTAAGCGATATTGCCACCGCAATTGCACGCAAGATATCGCTAAGCTGATGAGCCATGTCACCGGAATGGATGTGCAGTCATGTCGGCGTCGCGTTGTCTGGTGCGAGAACGTGCTCGACTCGGAAATATTTTTCGCAATGAAGCGTGAAATTGAGAATGAATGTCCTCAATTGGTGGCTTAATTAATAAATATTTTCCGAAAGCATTGCAATCGCGAAATCGAAGTAGTACATTTTGTGTATGCTCGGAGCAAAAGCGAACTGAGCAGCCAAACAAAAGAAAAAAGCCCTGAGTTAATAGCTCGGGGCTTTTTTTTGCAGAGCTACAAAAGAAAATCCCCGCCGAAGCGGGGAACGTATTTCTACCAGGTGACTGTCCATTTTAACTGTACAGTATTGCCGGTTAATCCCCACCTAAGTGGGGAACATTACACGCTACTTTTCTGCGCTTAACTTATCAAGCCATGGCTTGAGGCCAATGCAGAACGCGCGGAATTCGTCATCTTTTATCGTTTCAGTACGATTAATGTGAGCACCGTAATCCGCTGAATTACCGGTAGCGATTTTAGTCGCTCCTTTGGCTCGCAACCACTTGTCTGCGTGAGTGGATGATATTTCCATCCCGCCTTCGCGCACTATCTCTACCAGGTCATGGCGCGTTAGCTTAAGCGCTGATGCTATCAGTTTCAGGTTAACAGTTAGCTGTCCGTTATCCATAACGCCTCCATTCGATGGATTGGATAATGCCCTGGAAATAGTTCGATTTGTAGTGCGTAGATCAACTTTTCACCTAAATAATTCCTATTCAATGGCTCGCTTCGGCGGGCCTTTTTCGTATTAGGCCACAGGCAATCAATCACAGATGAACCCTCGCATCCGATGCCTCGCTGGCCTTTCCTAACTACACCACAGCACTTCCTATCGGAGGTGTGAGATGTCACATATGAGCAAATTAGCTTCTGGCGCAGCTTATGGCGCATCTGCCGGGACGGTGGCTAATGGGTTGCTAACCCGGCTAAGTCCTGACGAGTGGAGCGCAGTAGGTGTTATCGCCGGTATTGTCGTGGCGCTACTGACGTTCGGTATCAACTGGTATTACAAACGAAAAACCACGCTGGCGCAGATTCAGGCGTACGAGCGATGGCCTTCCTCAGCCGGGCAGTTATCAAAGGAGGACTAACGATGGCTATCCCGTCCTCACTGAGAAACAAACTGATTGCCGCGGCGGGTGCAGGCTCGATGGTCATCGCCACGATATTCATTGGTGGCAAGGATGGCGTAGAGGGCCGGAAGTATCAGGCCTACAAAGATGTCGCTGGCGTCTGGACTGTCTGCGACGGCCACACTGGCAACGACATCATTCGCGGCAAGACCTACACCGACAAAGAATGCGATCGGCTTTTGTGGAAAGACCTGCAGCCGGCTAAAGCGACAGTAGACAAGCTGGTTAAGGTTCCGCTGAACGAATACCAGCGCGCCTCCCTATACAGCTTCGTGTTCAACGTAGGTAGCGATGCCTTCGCTAAGTCGACTCTTCTTCGCAAGCTGAACAAAGGCGACCAGGAAGGGGCATGTGAAGAAATGCGCCGCTGGGTCTATGCAGGCGGTATGAAGTGGAAGGGATTGCAGAACCGGCGGGAGATGGAGCGCTCCATGTGTCTGGCGGAAAGCGAAAATGACCTTTAGCCTGCGAACAATCCTGATTGTCATCTTATCCATGATTCTACTGGCTGTTGGTTACGGCGAAATCAGATACCGCAACGGATGGTACGCACACGCTGACCGCATCAACTCACTGGCTGCGAAGAAGAAAGACAGGGCAGCTAAAGCTGTTCAGGCTGGAGAGCAGAAAGGCGCGCAGGCTGCCAATGAGGGAAAGGTTATCTACCGAACCATAACGCGAGACGTGGTGAGATATGTTCAAGATCCGAATCGTACCCGCTGTGATTTTGATGATGAGTCTGTCCGGTTGCGGCAGCGTGCAATCGACGCTGCCAACTCCATCAGCGGATTTGATGCAGCCCCCGTGCAAGGCAAGTGATGCGGGCTCGAACAGCGATGCTGACTTGCAGGCAGACGTCGAGACAACTGAATGCCTGCGGCAGCTTCGGCTTGATAAGTACCGCTGGCAGGCCTGGTATAACGCAGTTAAATGAACCCATGCATGCAGGACTACATCCGACAGCAGTGCCTGAGATAGGCGCTTTACATACAAACAAGGACCGAATACGCTTCCTGAAAATCAGCAGACAAAGAAGTTTCAGATGAGCGATTCAGTTTTTAAGATATTCGTAGCTTTTGGTGCGCTTTCCCTGCTTGCAATGCAGATGGGATGGATTGAGTACAATGCCCCTATGTTCTTCAGTGACTGCGTAATAATCGTTGTTTTCATTGGCATAGAAATCAGGCAGTGGATCACAAAGCGCAAAGTAAAATAATCCAAACAGCAAATAATTCAGGTCGCCACGGCGGCCTTTTTTATTGCCCAAATATGGGTAGTGAATCATGGCAAAGTCTAAATGGCCTAAGCTCCCGCGATACTTCGTTCCGCTTTTTCACTCAGCGAATGTTTACCTTGCCAGAAGCAGGGAAGAGTACGCGCAAGCTTGTGAGCATCTTAAGGTTGATGTCGGTTCGCTGAGCAGTCTGGCTGGAACCTGTCGTCACTACCAGAACGAAGATACGAACGAAAATCTGTACCTAATCGGCGTCTTTAACGGTGACATCGCCACCCTTGTCCATGAGTGCGCTCACGCGACGTTCTACTGTTGCCATGATGTCGGCGTCGTCATTGAAACCCACAAGGCAAACGAAACCTATTGCTACCTCCTGGACAGAATGTTCAGCCACTTCCTACCGCACATTAAGCAGGAATAAAAAATGGCAGAAGTAACACAAATGACCGATACGCAGCAGCTCAACCTTGAGTTGTATCGTCTGGTGATGAAAGACACCGCTGCAGCGAAAAAGGCAATCGCCTTCGTTGGCGGCAACCAGCTTAAGGCTGAACTGTTCAAAGACGCCTATACGCTGGCTACCGCTGAAACCGGCGTTGTCGCCCGCACCGACAAAGCAATCCAGACCGCAACCGAAGCGCTCGCGCTGTTTGAAGGAGAGTAACAAATGCCGATCACATCGATTCAGACCGCTACTGCCGGTTCGGTCGCAAACCTGATTGCCGTAGTCAAATCACACATCGCAGCTTCGCGCTTCCCGCAGGGCGGTTTACGTGGCGTTCATGCAACGCCGAGTAAGAACGAATACTTTCAGGTCGTGGCGACAGGCGGCACGGCTGCGACCGATTACGACGTAGTGGTTAGCCAGGATCGCGCTGACTTCACTATTAAGTGCAACGCGAAAATCACTGCTGGCTTCCTTCCTATCGGCGACATGAGCGTTATTCAGATGGGTCCAGGACGGACCATTGAGTACGCGCAGGCATTCACTAAGGCGTAATGAATTATGGCGACTGAGAAAGGTAAAACCGGTCGCCCTTCGGATTACTTGCCGGAGGTGGCCGATGACATCTGTGCGCTGCTCGCCTCTGGTGAAAGCCTCGTTAAGGTTTGCAAGCGGCCAGGCATGCCAGACAAGTCAACTGTGTTTCGCTGGATGGCAGCGCATGAGGACTTTCGCGACAAGTACGCGAAGGCAACCGAGGCAAGAGCCGACTCTATTTTCGAAGAAATCTTCGATATTGCAGACAATGCTATCCCCGATGCTGCTGAGGTGGCAAAAGCAAGGCTAAGAGTCGACACGCGCAAATGGGCGCTGGCTCGGATGAATCCCCGCAAGTACGGCGACAAGGTCACCAATGAACTGGTTGGAAAAGACGGCGGCGCAATCCAGATTGAAACATCACCGATGAGTACGTTATTCGGAAAATGACAACGATTAACCCTATCTTCCAACCGTTCATTGAGGCGCATCGCTATAAAGTCGCCAAAGGCGGTCGAGGTAGCGGTAAGTCGTGGGCCATTGCTCGATTGCTTGTTGAAGCTGCAAGGCGTCAGGCTGTGCGCATACTGTGCGCTCGTGAGTTGCAGAACAGTATCAGTGACTCGGTTATCCGCTTGCTTGAGGACACCATTGAGCGTGAAGGATATGCGGCAGAGTTCGAAATTCAGCGCTCAATGATCCGACATCTCGGAACCAATGCCGAATTTATGTTTTACGGCATCAAGAACAACCCAACGAAGATTAAATCCCTTGAGGGGATAGACATCTGCTGGGTTGAAGAGGCCGAGGCTGTAACGAAGGAGTCATGGGATATCCTCATCCCAACCATTCGTAAGCCGCACTCCGAGATTTGGGTGAGCTTTAACCCGAAGAACATTCTCGACGATACCTATCAGAGATTCGTCGTAAATCCGCCAGATGATATTTGCCTGCTGACGGTCAACTACACCGACAATCCACACTTTCCCGAAGTTCTGCGCCTGGAGATGGAAGAGTGCAAGCGGCGAAACCCTACCCTGCATCGTCACATCTGGCTTGGCGAGCCGGTAAGCGCAAGTGATATGGCAATCATTAAACGTGAATGGCTTGAGGCCGCAACGGATGCTCACAAGAGGCTTGGCTGGAAAGCGAGAGGCGCGATTATTGCAGCGCATGACCCATCAGACACGGGGCCAGATGCCAAAGGTTATGCCTCTCGTCATGGCTCAGTAGTGAAAAAGGTTCTAGAAGGCCTGCTGATGGATGTGAATGAAGGCTCCGATTGGGCTACTTCTCAGGCCATTTCGGATGGTGCGGATCACTATCTTTGGGATGGTGACGGAATCGGCGCAGCGCTCCGCAGGCAAACCACAGATGCATTTAGCGGCAAGAAGATAACCGCAACAATGTTTAAAGGCAGTGAGTCGCCTTTTAATGAGGATGCGCCTTATCAATCTGGAGCATGGGCTGATGAAGTTGTCGATGGCGACAATATTCGCACCATTGGTGATGTCTTTCGCAATAAGCGCGCTCAATTCTATTACACGCTGGCCGACAGACTTTACCTGACCTACCGTGCAGTTACTTATGGTGAGTACGCTGACCCTGACGACATGCTCAGCTTCGATAAGGACGCTATCGGCGAGAACATGCTTGAGAAGCTTTTCGCAGAGCTAACGCAGATACAGCGAAAATTTAACGGCAACGGCAAGCTTGAGTTAATGACAAAAGTCGAGATGAAGCAGAAGCTCGGCATTCCATCTCCTAACCTCGCAGACGCACTGATGATGACAATGCATTGTCCGGCGGTGGCGCAGGCAGACACGGATATCTACGTTCCTTCATCCTCCGGTTGGTAATCATGGCTGAAACACTAAAAGACAAACATGAGCGCATCATGCTCAGGTTCGACCGCGCTCACTCGCCACAGCAAGACGTGCGCGAGAAGTGCATCGAAGCTACGCGTTTTGCCCGTGTACCAGGCGGGCAGTGGGAAGGCGCTACATCGGCAGGTACAAAGCTCGATGAGCAATTCGAGAAATATCCAAAGTTCGAGATTAACAAGGTAGCTACCGAGCTTAATCGCATCATCTCCGAGTACCGTAATAACCGCATCAGCGTTAAGTTCCGGCCGGGTGACCGCGAAGCCAGCGAGGAGTTAGCCAACAAGCTGAATGGCCTGTTCCGAGCTGACTATGAAGAGACGGATGGTGGAGAGGCATGTGATAACGCATTCGACGACGCAGCCACCGGTGGTTTTGGATGCTTCCGTCTGACATCTATGCTGGTCAACGAATACGACCCGATGGACGAGCGCCAGCGCATTGCCATTGAGCCTATCTATGACCCGTCGCGGTCAGTTTGGTTCGACCCTGACGCGAAAAAGTACGACAAGTCAGACGCCATGTGGGCGTTCTGCATGTATTCCATGTCGCCTGATAAGTATCGCGCTGAATACGACAAAGAGCCTTCGTCACTCGACCCTGGAACATCTTCATGGGAGTACGAATGGTTCGGTAACGACGTGGTATACATCGCCAAGTATTACGAAGTGCGTAAAGAATCGGTGGATGTAGTCAGTTACAGGCAGCCTCTCACTGGAGAAATAGCTACATACGACAGCGACCAGATAGAAGACATTCTGGATGAGCTTCAGCAGGCCGGATTTCAGGAAGTGGCTCGTCGCTCAGTGAAACGCCGCCGTATCTACGTATCAGTAGTTGATGGCGATGGGTTTCTCGAAAAACCGCGCCGCATTCCTGGCGAGCATATCCCGCTGATTCCCGTATACGGCAAGCGCTGGTTCATCGACGACATTGAACGTGTCGAAGGGCACATTGCCAAGGCTATGGACCCTCAGCGGCTGTATAACCTCCAGGTATCCATGCTTGCTGACTCTGCCGCGCAAGACCCAGGGCAGACGCCAATTGTGGACATTGAGCAGATTAGAGGGCTGGAGAAGCACTGGGAAGCCCGCAATAAACGGCGGCCTGCGTTCTTGCCACTGAAGCCTGTCAGGGATAAAGCTGGCAACGTCATTGCTCCGGCCAACGTATCCGGCTACACGCAGGCGCCCGCGCTCAACCAGGCTCTTGCCGCACTCCTGCAGCAAACCAGTTCAGACATTCAGGAAGTGACCGGCGGCAGCATGGCAATGCAGCAGATGCCCAGCAATGTCGCACAGGAAACGGTTAATAACCTGATGAATCGCGCCGACATGTCCTCCTTCATCTACCTGGACAACATGGCGAAGAGCCTTAAGCGCGCTGGCGAAGTCTGGTTATCTATGGCCCGTGAGATTTATGGCTCAGATCGCGAAGTGCGCATCGTCAATGAAGATGGCACAGACGACATCGCACTGATGAATGCAGCTATTAAAGACCAGCAGACAGGTCAAATGGTAGCGCTGAATGACCTGTCAACAGGCCGATACGATGTCACCGTTGATGTTGGCCCAAGCTATACCGCCCGGCGTGATGCAACTGTGGCTGCCCTAACGAGCGTCCTGAATACCATGGTTCCACAAGACCCTGAGGCTGGAATCATTCGCGGCCTGATCATGGATAACATGGATGGCGAGGGGCTGGATGATTACAAGGAATACAATCGCAACAAGCTGCTAACTGCAGGTGTAGTTAAGCCCCGCAACGCTAAAGAGCAGCAGATTGTTCAGCAGGCTCAGATGGCAGCGCAGAATCAGCCAGATCCGAACATGGTTCTAGCTCAGGCTCAGATGGTTGCGGCGCAGGCCGAAGCGCAGAAAGCTCAGAACGAAACCGCTCAGGTCCAGATCAAGGCGTTCTCCGCTCAGCAAGATGCTCAACTCAGTCAGGCGCAGGTTGTTAAGACCCTTGTCGATGCCAAAGCCACTGACGCCAAGTCAGTGCAGGATGCCCTGAAGGTGCTTAACGACTGGTACCAACAGCAGCAACAAAACTCCCGCGATAATGCAGATCTGATTCTGCGCCACACCCAAACAGCATCACAGTCACCGGCAGACTCACTGCCGAGTTAATCAGGAGTAACCAATGGAAAGCGAACTGATCATCGACGGTCAGGTTATTGACCTGTCTGAAAAACAGGAATCAGCCGAAGAAGTAACCACTGAACAACCAGAAGCCCATGCAGATGAACAAACATCAGCAGAGACTCAGGAGCAAGTGGGGGCCGAAAGTGAACAGGCCGAAGAGCAGCCAGAGGATTACTCACTGCGAATCGGTGATGAAGAAATCCCCCTGAACGAAGATTCCGACGATCACATCGACGGCCAGCCCGCTCCGCAGTGGGTGAAAGACCTTCGCAAAGGGTTCAAAGAGAAAGACAAAGAAGTACGCGAACTGCGCCGCCAGCTTGAGGAGATTCAGGCCAAGCCAGCGGAACAGGCGCAAGTAACACAAGACGTCATCCCGGAGCGCCCAAAACTGGAAGATTTCTACCAGTACGAGGACTGCGAAGAGCGTTTTGAACAGGCAATGACTGACTGGCATGAGAAAAAGAGCCGTGCCGAGCAGGTGAAACAACAACAAATACGTCAGCAGCAGGAAGCCATGCAGCGCTTTCAGCAGCGAGTCGAGGCGCATAAGCAGCGAGCCGCCAAGCTCCCGGTAAAAGACTACCAGGAGATGGAGGAAATCGTCCGAGCTGAAGTTCCAGACCTGCAGAAAGAGGTGCTAATCCACGCAGCTGACGAGGGTTCAGAGCTGATCGCTTATGCGCTTGGTAAAAACCCACAACTACGCCAGCGAGTAGCCGCTGAGACAGACCCAATTCGCGCTGCATTCCTCCTGGGCCAGATTAGCCAGCAAGTAAAACTGGCACCTAAGCCAAAGGCCACGCCCAAACCAGAGCCGGAAGTACGGGGCGGTGGTGCTAACGCGAAAAATGACGAATTCACAAAACTCTGCCCCGGCGCACGTATCGAATAAAGGAAACCTAAATGCCAAACAATACCGACTCTAACGTCAGTCAGATTGTCCTGAAGAAATTTCTGCCGGGCTTTATGTCCGACCTGGTTCTCGCAAAAACCGTAGACCGCCAGTTGCTGGACGGGGAAATCAACGCTGATACCGGCGATAGCGTGAGCTTCAAGCGCCCGCATCAGTTCTCCTCACTGCGCACACCGGGCGGTGACATCTCCGGCCAGGCTAAAAACAACCTGATTTCCGGCAAAGCCACTGGCCGCGTCGGAAACTACATCACTGTCGCTGTTCAGTGGACGCAGCTCGAAGAAGCCATCAAGCTCAACCAGCTTGACCAGATTCTGGCTCCAGTTCGCCAGCGCATGGTTACTGACCTGGAAACAGAGCTGGCGCAGTTCATGATGCGAAATGGCGCGCTGTCTCTCGGTACGCCGAACACTCCAATCAACAAATGGTCCGACGTGGCGCAGACGGCTTCCTTCATGCGCGACCTTGGCATTGTTGAAGGCAACAACTACGCAGTCATGGATCCGTGGTCTGCACAGCGCCTGGCTGATGCACAGTCCGGCCTGCACGCCTCTGACCAGCTGGTTAAGTCTGCATGGGAAGACGCGCAAATCTCCGGTAATTTTGGCGGCATCCGTGCCCTGATGTCCAACGGGCTGGCATCTCGCACCCAGGGAGACTTCGGCGGCACCCTTACCGTGAAGACTACCCCGGCTGTCGATTACGTCACTGTGAAAGACAGCTATCAGTTCACTGTAACTCTGACGGGTGCTACGGCCAGCAAAACCGGCTTCCTGAAAGCAGGCGACCAGCTTAAGTTCACGTCGACATACTGGCTGAACCAGCAGAGCAAACAGGTGCTGTATAACGGCACAAACCCGATCTCTTTCACCGCCACCGTTCTGGCAGACGCTAACTCTAACGCCTCTGGTGACGTCACTGTGACGCTGTCCGGGGTGCCGATTTACGACACCACCAACCCGCAGTACAACGCAGTACAACGCGCCCTGGCCGCAGGTGATGGTGTGACCGTAGTTGGCACTGCGCTCCAGACCATGAAGCCGAATCTGTTCTACAACAAATTCTTCGTAGGCCTTGGCACTGTCCCGCTTCCGAAACTGAACAGCATCGACTCCGCCGTTGCAACGTACGAAGGCTTCTCTATCCGCGTTCACAAATACGCGGACGGCGACGCTAACAAGCAGATGATGCGTTTCGACCTTCTGCCGGCTTACGTCTGCTACAACCCGCATATGGGCGGCCAGTTCTTCGGCAACCCGTAAATAACAGGGGCTTCGGCCCCTTTTCTTTAAGGAGACAGAAATGGATCGCATGAGCATTTTCAAAGCAGCAAACAACGATGAAGGCCACATCCAGGCGGTAATCGCAAAGAAATACTTCCCTGAGTTCGAAAAGCTCGGTTTCGTGAAATCAACTGAAGACCTCAAGCCAGCAACCAAACGCGGTAAGGCGGCAGATAATGAGTCTGACAAAGGGTGATATCGCTCTTTTCGCGCTTCGCAAGGCTGGCATTGCATCGAGTGCAACTCTAACCGATGTAGAGCCTCAGTCGTTAGAGGACGCAATCCACGACCTTGAAGGCATGATGGCCGAATGGCTGACTGTACCAGGAAATATCGGTTATATCTTCGCGGCGGATGGTGAGGAGCCGTTGCCGGACGATGACTCCGGACTGCCGCTGAAATACAGGGATGCTGTCGGGTATCAGTTAATGCTGCGTGTTATGGGCGACTACGCCATTGAACCATCACCTCGGCAGGAGTCCTCCGCAAGCCGAGCCTATGAAGCTCTTCTGGTTGACACTGTTAGCGTTCCCTCGATGCGCCGCCGTGGCGATTTCCCTGAGGGGCAGGGCAACAAATACGACAACCTCAGTTCCGATCGCTACTATCCGGATGCAGAGACACCTGTAAACGGAGATGTTCTTAATCCATAGGTGACTCATGCCAATTCAACAACTCCCGTTAATGAAAGGCACCGGCAGAGACTACCGCAACGTAGATTACGTAGACCTTCTGCCGGTAAACATGCTGGCAACCCCAAAAGAGGTGCTTGGCGCTAATGGTTATCTGCGCTCATTCCCTGGAATCGTCAAACTAAAAGATGTTGCCGGACCATCGCGTGGTGCCATGTACAACTCGCATGAGAGTGCGGTCTACCGACTGTGCGGCAATAAGCTTTATAAGTCCGGCGAAGAGGTCGGCACATTGCCAGGAGTTGACCGGGTAAGCATGGCATGCAGCTACAACAGCCAGGCCATTGGAGCTAATGGAAACATGACGCTTTACCGGTACGACGGAACAGTTAAAACCCTTTCAAACTGGAGCGCTTCGACCGGATATGTGCAGTATGAGCTGGGGCAGTTACGTGACCTGTGCCGTAACCGCTCTCGATATATATGGAGCAAGGACGGCAGCGACTCATTCTTCATTAGCGACCTTGAAGATGAATCCAAGCCTGACCGATATGCCGCAGAGTATCGCGCAGAAAGCCAGCCAGACGGAATTATAGGCATCGATGACTGGCGTGATTTCGTCGTGTGCTTTGGTACCAAGACCACCGAGTATTTCTCCCTTACCGGCAGCGCCAGCGCTGTAGGTGTGGCAATTTACCAGGCTCAGCCATCAATGATGGTCCAGAAGGGTATCGCAGGCACCTACTGCAAGACCAAATACGCTGACACTCACGCAATTATCAGTCATCCGGCTACCGGAGCGCCTTCTGTCTACCTGATTAACTCAGGTGCGGTGCAGCAGATTGCAACGGCAACTATTGAGCGCATTCTTCAGGACTATTCAGAGGATGAACTCGCCACTGGCATAATGGAAACCACGCGATTTGAAGCGCACGAACTGCTGATAATTCACCTTCCACGGCATGTGCTGGTTTACGACGGTGGCGTCACTCAGGGCGGCGTACAGTGGACGATACTTAAAACCGGGCTCGGTGATGGAGTTCATTCTGCTATCGACTACGTGTATGAGGGCAACCAGATAACCTGCGCCGACAAATTCGCATCGGTAGTAGGCGTTCTCGACAAAGCGATAACCAGTCAGTACGGAGAGCAACAGGAGCACCTGCTATACACGCCTCTGTTTAAAGCGGATAACGCGCGCGCTTTCGATTTCGAACTGGAATCAGCTACAGGAGTGTCGCAATTCGCTGAACAGATGTTCGTCTCCGCCACCACTGATGGCATCAACTTCGGAAAAGAGCAGCTAATTCCCTGGAATGCTCCATTCCGATATGACCAGCGGGCTATTCTTCAGCGCATTGGCCGCATCAGAAAGAACATCGGCTTTAAAATACGCATTGTCACATCATCACCCGTTACTCTTAGTGGGTGCCAGGTGAGGTTAGAATAATGGCAGACGCACCACAGAAGGTAATCGTTAAATCCAGCAGGATAGATGCCTCAATCCTCCCGCCAAACTTCCCGCTTCCCTACAAGCTATATGTAATTCAGCAAACTACAGACATGAAAGATATTGCTGATGCCTCGAATGGGGCGAATGAACTGGCGTATGAGGCTACGGTTAAAAACGTCGAGCAGGACGCAACTCTGGATGACCATGAAAACAGGATTTCAGGGCTGCGTAGTGAGGTTGACGATCATGAGTCTCGAATCACCGCAAACACAAATTCAATAAGCTCGCTCTCATCAAGAGTTACGGCAACTGAAGATGACGTATCAGGACTGACGACACGCGTTACCACTGCCGAAGGGAATATCACCTCATTGCAGGGCGATTATGTTTCAAAGTCTGCAACGGCAACGCAGGGTCTGGCATCACCATTGAATGTCACAACGTCTTATTCTGTTAACGGCACAAAGGTGATTGGGGCAAGGCAAACTGGATGGACCGCCGCAACAGGAACATCGCTTTTTGGTGCTTTCAATGCCAGCCAGACATATTCAGCGAGCACAACCTACACACAGTCTGAGATTAGTGCTCTGGCAACCGGTGTCGTGCAGGCAAGGCAGAGAATTAAAGCTCTTGAAGATGCGCTTCGAGCGCACGGGCTGATTAACTGATGATCACCTTTACCCCAACACGAAACATCGACCTCATAGAGGCAGTAGGAAACCACCCGGCCATAATCGACGGCAGCAACAATGGTGACGGTTACGATTACCGGCCTGAATGTCGATACTTCGAAGTCAGCGTGCATGGAAATTTTGGCGGCATCGTTTATTACAGCGAAATACAGCCACTTTCCTTTGATTGCCACGCTATGTACCTGCCAGAGGCGCGCGGTTTCAGCAAGGAAATTGGCCTGTCCTTCTGGCGTTATCTGCTTTCAGAAACAAACGTTCAATGCGTCGTCTCGTTCGCAGCTCGCAAATTCCGCCACGGCCAGATTTACTGCGCCATGATTGGATTGAATCGCGTTGGCACTATCAAGAAGTATTTCAAAGGGGTTGATGACGTAACTTTTTACTCCGCGACCCGCGAAGAACTCATGGAATTCCTCTCCCGTCAAAAATAGGTAACAACATGCTCATTTTTCAATTAGCGAGTAAGCATCTCAAGAATCGCCTGTACCTCAAAGGCGGGAAAGGCGGTGATGGTGGAGCAAGTGCTCAGGCGAAAGCTATTAACAAGCAAACAGCCCTGCAGCGCGAGCAATGGCAAACTGTTATGAACAATCTTGCTCCTTTCACTCCTCTGGCGCAGCAGTATGTCAGCCAATTGCAGAACCTTTCCTCTCTACAAGGTCAGAACTCTGCCCTTAACAGTTACTACGGCTCAGACCAGTACAAGCAGCTAGCAAATCAGGCGCGATATCAGACGTTGCAGTCAGCAGAGGCAACTGGCGGGCTTGGTTCAACCGCTACCAGCAATCAACTGGCTACTATCGCGCCGACGCTTGGTCAGACATGGTTAAGTGGGCAGATGCAGAACTACAACAACCTTGCAAACATCGGCCTCGGGGCGCTGCAAGGCCAGGCCAACGCTGGACAGACATACGCCAACAACATGGGGGCGCTGTATCAGCAGCAGGCCAATCTGGCGGCGGCAAATGCTAACCGCCCGTCAGGATTCCAGTCAGCATTAAGTGGCGGCCTTGGTGGGGCGGCAACTGGCGCTGCCATCGGGTCTGCTTTTGGTGGCCCAGGAATTGGTACAGCAATTGGTGCAGGTATCGGCGTTCTTGGCTCGCTGTTTTAAGGGGGATTCATGGCTACATGGGATATGGGTAATGGTGGGAGTCTCCTTGCAGGCCTTGGCGGCATTAACTCCAACGCGCCATCAGTCAATGACTCAAACGCCGCGCTTGCCCTAATTCGTGATAATAACGAAATTCAGCGTTCTGGCGCTAATAATATCGGGCTTCAGGCGCTACAGGGCATCGGTAACGTAACGCAGGTTCAGCAGCAGGCCCAACAGCAACAGCGGCAACAGGAATTCCAGCAGGCTTACTCTGCGGCATACGCAACCGGCGATCGCAACGCTATGAGAAAACTGGCTGTGCAATATCCTGAACAGTTTGACGCAGTGCGTAACGGAATGGGTTTTATTGATGAAGACCAGCGAAACACCGTAGGAAATCTCGCTGCAGGCGCTCGCCTTGCGTCTTCATCGCCTGATGCTATGGCTAACTGGCTTAAGTCTAACGCCGATGAGTTGGCTCGTGTTGGTGTGAATCCACAGGATGTTGCTCAGATGTACCAACAGAACCCGCAGCAGTTCGGAGAGTTTGTCGATCACCTCGGGCTAACCAGCCTTGGACCAGAAAAGTATTTTGATGCCATAGATAAGATGGCAGGGCGTGAAATTGACAAGGGCAAGCTTGCGGAACAAATTCGCAGCAACAAAGCCGGTGAAGGATTGCAGGCTCAACAGATCGCAGTTAGCCGTCAAAACGCGTTAACATCTGCATATGCGCCGACATCTGCAATGCAAAACTATGCACAATACGCCCAAATGCTTAAAACAGACCCTGCAGCGGCCGCTATTTTTGCGCAGGCAGCAGGCATAAACACCGGTCCAGAAGGATCTAACCGCCTGGTTCAGCTTTCTGATGGTCGGACAGTGAAAGTCAGCGGCAAGGTGCATGGGGCTGGAGCCAATGCATTTTATGAAGGCGTTGATGACAACGGTAACATGGTCCGCGTTCCTACCAGCGCTATATCTGCACCACCAAGTTCTGCTACTTCAGCGCAAAACTACGCCATGAAAAAAGACCTGGACGCCATTGAGGCTGCAAGCGCCGATCAGCTTGAATTTATGACTGGTGTTACCGGTGGGAATGGTGCGCCTGCATTTGGAGCTGATGTCAGAAGCAGAATTGGTGGTAAGGAGCAGCGGCAGCTTTATAACGCCACTCAACGCATCCAGGGGCGCATGCAGAACCAAGGAATTGCAGCGGCAAGGGATATGGGTGCCAGTGGTATTAACACAGTTGCAGAAGCAAAGATGTATTTTCAGGGAATGCCACAGCTTGACTTCTCATCTCCTGATGCCGCGCAGCAGTCTGTGCGCGCTATTCGTGAGTACACCGATAACTATAACCAGCAATACAACGTAAGCGTTGGTGGCAAATCGCGACCGCAAGCCGCGGTTCAGGCTACACCAAAGCAACCAAGCTCCGGTTATTCATCATTGTGGGGTGATTAATGGCTAAGGCGTGGAAAGATGTTATCGCCTCCGAGCAGTACCAGGCGCTGGCACCAGATCAAAAAGCTCAGGCTCAAGAGCAGTATTTCAATGAAGTAGTTGCACCGCAAGCTGGCAATCAGGCTGAGCAAGCCAGACAAGCTTTCTATGCTGCATACCCTACGCCATTGGTATCTAATCAGCAGCCGTCACAACGAACTTCTCAGGAAGCCGTTCAGCCGCAGCAGCAAGGCGGAATTATGTCTGACCTTGGTAATGGACTGGCTGAAACCGGGCGCGGCTTACTACAGGCAGGAATCAACGTAGCGAACATACCTGCTGAACTCACTGATGCGGTAACGAGCGCAGCCGCGTGGGCTGGAAATAAGCTCGGTATAGGTGACGGTACATATCAGCCAGCACCTCGCGTCACTACTCAAGGGCTTGAACAGGATTTTGGCCTACAGCCCGGTACGTTAACACCTCAAACAACCGAGGGGCGTATTTTTGCTGAGGCTCTGCCTTATCTCACGCCTGTAGGGATTGAGCGCGCAGCGACAGCGGCTCCCACTCTTGCCGGCCGCATTGCTGAAGGTGGTTCGCGCCTGCTGGCAGAGAATGCCATTGGCTCACTGGCCGCCAACAGCGACAAGAACGATGCTGCCACGCTGGCAACAGACTTAGGGCTTGGTGTTGGGCTTGGTGCGGCCGCAAACGGCGTCGTCAGGGCAGCAGGCGCGGGGTATCGCGCGCTGACTGGCTCAATGGCACCGGAAGCTGCACAGGCAATTCGTTTTGCAGAGCAGAACAACGTGCCATTGACCACAACTGACGTCATTCCTCCGACATCCAGAGTAGGGCGCGCTGCACAGACGACAGCTGAGAATATCCCCTTTGTTGGCACGTCGGGAATGCGCGCCGCGCAGCAGGAATCACGCAGCCAACTGGTGCAAAACTTTGCTAATAAGTTTGGTGAGTACAATCCAGCGGAAGTTGTAAACAGCCTCAAAGCCAAAACGTCAGGCATTAAGCAGGCTGCCGGACGCCGTCTTGAGCAGGTACAAAGCGCAATGTCTGGCGTAAGTATCCAGCCGTCTCGTGCGATTCAACAGATTGATGATGAGGTTTCCAGGCTACAAAAGCTTGGCGGGGTAGCCGACACTGATACCATCAGTAAGCTACAGGCATACCGTGATGAGTTGGCAAAAGGAAATGTTGACCTTGAGCAGCTAAGTAACCTGCGCAGTCAATTCAGGATGGATGTGAAGGGTGATCGTCCGGTAATGCCTACGCGCTCAGATGCCGCAGTACAGCGCGTCTATCGAGCCATGACAGGAGATATCGATAGCGCCATAGGCCAGAGCCTCGGTAACGACGTTCTTCGCCGTTATCGGCAGGCTAACGCGGTATACGCTGACGAAGCGGCCAAACTCCAGAACACACGCCTGAAGAATGTACTGATGAAAGGTGATCTGACCCCTGAAGTCGTGAACAACATGCTGTTCAGTAAGAACAAGTCAGAGATACAGAGCCTGTATAACTCTGTCGGGCAGGCCGGGCGTGTGCAAATGCGTAACGGCATTATCGGAAAGGCAATGGAGAAATCAGGCGGCTCTCCAGACCAGTTCCTGCGGCAGTTGAACATTATGTCCAACCAGACTGGTATCGCGTTCAAGGGCGAGGATGCGGCCTATATTCGAGGCCTCAAGAACTATCTGGAGTCAACGAAGCAGGCAGCGCGCGCCGGAGTCAGCACGCCGACAGGTCAGCAGGCGGTGCCGCTGATTATGGGATTTGGTGCAGCCGCTAGCCCTACAGCAGCCGCAGCGGGGGTGAGCTATGGACTGATAGCCCGGATGTACGAAAGTAAGGCTGTGCGCAATGCAATGCTTCGCCTGGCGAATACGCCGCGTGGCAGCTCGGCATTTGAAAAGGCCGCTGCCGATGTGGCCGCAGCAATAAAAGCTGTGTCTCAGGGTGCAAAATCGGAATCTTTAGCTCAGTAAATATTTACCTACGAAATAGGCAAATATCAGTAAAGCCAGGTTCAAAAAATCTCTGTCCATTAATACCTCACTTTTTACCCCATTATAACTAACGCCATCGCAACGCTGCGCAAGTTTAGCTTGTGCGGCTTTGCCACGCCTGGAGCTTACCAATGGCCGATATCACAGCAAATGTTGTAGTTTCTAACCCGCGACCTGTATTTACTGACTCGCGCACATTTAAAGCAGTTGCTAATGGTCGAGTATATGTCGGGAAAATCGACACCGATCCAACCATTCCTGCCAACCAGATACCTGTATATATTGAAAATGAGGATGGCAGTCATGTGCAGATTCCCCAGCCGTTAATTATCAATGCGGGCGGTAAAATTGTTTACAACGGGCAGGTAGTCAAAGTTGTTACCGTTCAGGGCCACAGCATGAAGGTGGTTGATGCGTACGGAGCACAGGTTGACTATATACCAGATGTATTAAAGTACGATCCTGACCAGTTTAAAATAACACTATCAGAGTCGGGTGGCGCTGATTTCGTTGGCACTAACCACAGGGGAAATCTTGCTGCCGACTTGAACGCCATTGACCGACGGCCTGATGGGTATGCTACTGGCGTGGCCGGGGTTTTCTCTTACGGGCGCGATGTTGAAATAGACAAAGATATATCAACCAGCTCCAATACATATATCCCTGAGATGCAGTCCCGCATGGTTTATCGTCTTACAGATAACCAGTTCGTGGAAGGGCGCGGCGGCAAGGTCACGGACACTTCTGGTAAATCTGCGGTGTACGGTATGCTTGGTACTGACGCAGCTCCCACAACCAATGTAACCATCAATGATATCCAGGCCGGCGGCACTTCTTCTCCGACAGATAATACCAATGAGGCCATTTCCTCGTTCGCGTTATTAACACGTTACACCAAAAACCTGATTGTGCGTGGGGTTCGCTCCTTCGCTGGTCTGGCAGGTGGCGTCTATGTCAGCCAGGCAAGGAACGCGATTGTTAATGACGTTATTACCGAAAAGCAGGTCTACCACACCGGCGAAGAAGTAGGCGGTGGCCGCGCAGGGTATTCGGTTCTTACGGACAACGCGAAAGAAACCATCATCAATAACGTGATGCAGACGGTAGAGGCTGCACCGAATGGCCGACACCTGCTGTATATGTCCACTGGCTCCGGCGGCGATACTAACGGCAACGTAAACGTTATTGCCAACAATATGATAGGCCGTTGGATTGGACGTGATGACCGCAACCAGTGGATGCTCGCAATCCGCGCTTCTCAACGTTTCATCCTGAATAACGCGATTCAGGAGGGCGGCAACGGTGGCATGATTTTCAATGACGAAAATAACAACATCACCGACTACATCGCATCAAATATGGTTTTCCAGACCATTAAATACGCCGCGGGAGTTCCTGTTTATGCCGTCGGTCAAGGCCAGTCTCCAACTTACAAATCTAACCGATGGTTGATTACTAACCATAATATCAATGGCGTACCTAAGGATTCCTCCGTGGGGCGCACAGATATTATCGCTTACAATATATCGGGCAATAACGGGATGTTGAGCAATGTTGTGATCACATGCCCGGGTGAATCAACGCCTATCCTTGTTGGACATGATACGCAAAGCGTCCAGAACATCACTATAGCTAACATTCACGATAATATTGGTGGTGGTAGTAGTGGCACCCCTGCTCCATTGATAGCATTCACTGGCAGTGCAGTATCTAACATTACCGTTAGAGGAATAACTACATCCCGCTCCCCAATGTTTCTGCGGCTCTACGTAGTTACAGATTTAACAGTTGATTTTACGCGTAAAGCGCGAATAAACTTTTCAAATGGATCTGTTACGAAAACAGACATTGATACAATTACTGGAACAGTAACTCCGCTATCAACCGGCTTTACAATTCAGTTCCCAAGCCACGTCACTCAGAAAGCTATAGATAACCTGGTCATCAGAATGCTCAGTGCCGGGCAAGTAAACATCTTATCAACTGGCAGCAAGACAGTAACTTTCAACACGTTTACTAATGCCGGAGTCTCGTTAAGTATGCTAACTGGTAACTATACCTTTGATCTGACGCTCTTTAGTTAGACTACGTCATAATTATACGAGCAATTAAAAACACACGGGCGCAACCGCCCGTGTGTTTACTTCAATTTAAAAACAATAGCATCCTTGTAATAATAAGTGTCAAACAGGGCATCTGAATAAATCCTTTGCTTATCATCTTTTCTCAAGAAAATCTCGTATTCTTCTGCAGCCTTCGGCGCAGGGTAGCCAGAAGAAATACCATACTGAGACATAAGACTATATTTAAATCTATAGTTATTAAAGGCGGAAATAACCATATATCTAGCCATGCTAAATGATTTAGTTACCCGCACAGCATATTTTGGTAATCTTGGTTTACCGGTTATGTATATGTTTTTGTGATCTGCGTTGTAATGTTTGAAGTATACGCTAGCTATTTGCGTTGCTAAAAATCTATCATTTCTCTCAACCGCGTTCATCGCTCCTGATATGATGTATGAAAAAATAAAAGAAATGATAATCATAGCTGACGAACAGGTAGCTGTTACAGTTGAAGACCATCCAGTAGAAATATAAACCAAAAACATCATAATAATTGATGAAGCCATCATGGTTCTTGGTGCTATAGCTGGTCTCTCAAACATAGACAGCGCCCCAAAAGAGCACAGAAACAAAATAATGATAAACAGAACGCAATATAATGCTTTGAGTGAAAATCCAAATTTTTTTACGCATGATGCAATTGATGCGGCAATTGCGACAAACCACAATGTTAAATAAAATCTTGGTGAATTATCAATCAAAAACCTAAAGTAATTTATAAAATTATTGTACACCCTTAAAGGAAATTCTTTATTTAATTTTAAAATTTTGGAATTGGATATTGCGTAGTCACTAAGGTGAGCTATTGGCATTACCAGCTTTGAATATACGACGTAGCTAACTAAAATCGTCAAAGCAAGATAAAAAGCCAACTTTATGTCAAAGCGATCCCTGCGTAAATAATCATTAAATATGATACAAATAGACATCGCTATATATGCATTTATGGATGCCTGGTACAAGCTCAATGATGCAGTTAACATGGCAAAAGAGGTGAGCAGCATTATCCTGCCCCTGGGGCTTGCAATAGCTGCTAAAACAGCAAGCAAGAAAGATGCAGCCATCAATGCAGAGTCATGCCTGAATTGAATGTTCCCAACCCAAAAAGGATTGCAAACCGGCAGTAAGCATATAAGAAACACCTTCAGTCTGCTTGTGATCTCCATTTGCACACAAAATGCATAGGCTGATGCAACTAATAATGCTGATGATATTATTAGCGTTAAAGGGAAAACATCCAACAGCGCCCCATCACCAAAGACATTTTTCCCATTAGGGAACAGCGACATGGCGCTCATCATAAAAGATGCAAGTGGTCTTCCATTTTCCTCCCATCCAGAGTTTCCAGTGTCAGACCTTAGCCAGTCATCAACAAAGTAGTTGTTGTTAATGGCGAATGGGAGTATGAATAATATAGATAACAAGAATGACCAACTTAAAGACCACCTGTTTCTATAAACTCTATTTATATCAATCACGGTTATCCCCTTTTCTTTTGATAATAAAGCGAGGCCTGTTTTTTACCTCAATGTAAATTCTTCCGATGTACTCACCAAGAACGCCAATCCCTATCAGCTGAATTCCTCCCAGGAAGAGAATCGAAACCAGAAGAGAAGGGTAACCCCTTACCGGGTTTCCAAATGCCAGCGTATCAACAATCATCCATGCGCCATACATAAACGCAAAGCCAGCAACCACCAGGCCAATGTATGTCCACATTCTAAGTGGGAAGGTGGAGAAGCTTGTAATGCCCTCAAGCGCCAGGTTCCACAGTTTCCAACCATTGAATTTTGTGTTGCCTGCAATACGTTCAGCGCGGGTGTATTCCACAATATCGGTGCAGCCGCCAACCCATGACAGAACGCCTTTCATGAACAGGTTTCGCTCTGGCAGGAGCTTGATGTTTTCCACGACATCCCGAGACATGAGTCTGAAATCACCTACGTTCTCTTCGATCTTCGGGTTACTGATTTTGTTATGCAGCTTATAGAACATTTCAGCGCTCTTGCGCTTCAGGCGACCATCAGTAGAACGATCTGTACGCTTAGCAAGCACCATATCTGCGCCAGCCTGCCAGCGTTCTATTAACTGAGGGATAACTTCAATCGGGTCCTGCAAATCGACGTCAATCGGAATCACTGCGTCGCCGGTGGCATGGTCCAGCCCTGCAAATAGCGCCGGCTCTTTGCCGAAATTGCGGGTGAAGGATAGGGGCACAACAAGCGGATCAGAAACGGCCAGCGCATTGATAATCGACTCTGTAGCGTCTTTGCTGCCGTCATTGATAAATACGATTTCCACCTCAAACGATTTGAGTGGTTCATATTCTCTGACGGTTTTATAAAAAATAGGGATAGTGTCTTCTTCGTTGAAGACCGGAACCACGAGTGAAATCTTCATTTTGCTTCCCTGAAGACGATGTATTTCGAATAGATAAACCCGCACACAAGGCTTATAGCTGAGAACACGACCAGTGTCACAACTGGCGGGAGAGAGCATTTATCAGCGGCCCATCCAACAGCTGCGCTAAGCGAGCCCATGAAGCCCACGTAAAGCATATAGCGCGACGTGGTTGTGGAACTGTTGAACGTAAAGCGAGCATTAGCGAAGAAACTGAAACTGACCGCAACAACGAATCCGCTGAAGTTCGCCAGCGCCTGGCTGGTTCCCAGTGCATAGAAGCACGCTGCAAATACCACCCAATGGATTAGCGTATTGAGCACACCCACAGAGGCATACTTTGTGAAGAGCTTGAGCATATCTAATTCCGTTAGATTTGAAGGGGAAGAGTCTAGCATCGGACGCGGCATCGATCGACGAACGAACGAGAACTCACCGATAATCTATCTTACTTTCTCATCAAGCCAGTCAGCCCACCATTGCATCATTTCTCTGCGGGTATCGAGATATGCGGCATGATTGTATACCGAGCGCGTTCCTCCGCTGACGTGTGCGAGTTGCATTTCTATGGCGTCATGATTCCAGTGCTTTTCGTTAAGCACCGTGCTGAACTGATGCCGGAAACCATGTCCGCTGGTCTGTCCTTCATATCCAATGTTTCGTATGACGCCCAGCACCGCATTCTCGCTGATGGGCTTTTTCCTGTCGCTTCTTCCCGGAAAGCAAAGCTCATACTGGCCAGTTATTTTTTGCAGAAACTGAAAAAGCTCTGTAACCTGTTCTGACATTGGCACGACGTGCAGCTTTCGACCCTTCATTACTTCCGGATCGACACTGATTAACCTGTTTTCAAAGTCAATTCCCGCCCATACCAGCGAACGAAGTTCAACTGTGCGCATGGCCGTATAATGAAGAATTTGCGTTGCTATTTTCGATACAACCCACCCGCCGTAACCGTTCAAAGCTCTCTGGAATTCGTGTATCCGGTGCATAGGTAAGAAAGGGTAGTTCTTCTTTCTGTACCCACGCATAGCGCCAGCCAGGTCTCTTGATGGGTTGAACTTAGCCCGGCCAGTGATTATTGCGTAACTGAACACCTCCCCGCACCGTCTACGCGCTTTATCTGCGCGTTCCATTGCACCTCTGTCCTCAAAGAGCCTGATGACTTTCAGAAGCACCATGGGCTCAACCTCTTCCATGCGCAGGTGTCCGATGATGGGAAGAATATCGTCATTGAACATACTCATCATTTCGTCAGCATATCCTTTCGACCACACCTTGGACTTGTGGGCGTGCCATTCCCGGAATATGTCTCCGAATGAATCTGCGTCAGCTTCTTTCTCTTTCTTCTTTATCGCCTGCTTCTGCTCTGCCGGATCAATGCCTGATAGAAGCTTGATTTTGGCCTCTGACTGTTTTGCTCTTGCCTCTGTGAGGGAAATCTCGGGGTATGGCCCGATGACCAACGTCTTTTCTTTACCATCAAATCGATAACGGAGTCGCCACACTTTTTTCCCGGATGGAGGAACGAACAGGAATAGTCCGCCGGCATCAGCCAGGCGATATGGTTTATCAGCTGGTTTTGCAGCATCGATTTGCTTTACCGTAAGCAT